ATAGCAGCATTATCACTAGATGTGATTACTTTAAGTTCAGCACCAAGGACATGAGATGCAGCAGTAGTATTATCTTGAGCTCTCCTTACAGTTAATGTTGTTCCAGAGATAGACTCTACATACATTTCCTCTTGATCTATGTATATGTAATTAGTTGCTTCTATACCACTAGCATCATTGACATTAATAATTGCAATATTATCATCTATATTCTCACTGAGGTTTGTAGTGACTGTATCACCATATGCCTTAGTTGCTCTAGGAACAACAGCATAAGTAACTTCCCTAGTAGGAGTAGATGTCTTACCACCAGAAACATATCCAACAGAAGCCTTCTTGATGATATCCTTGGATACATCTGTATTGACTGGACCAAAGAAGTATGTCTTAGCAGTAAATCTCATAGTATAGATGAGTGCTCTCCTGGTAGAGAAATCACCTTCATAATCATCACTAGTAGTAATAGAGTTTAAGACAATAGGAAGCATATCATCATTCAATTTAGTGAAGATGCTAAGTTCAAATTCTAGGTTATATGGTACTGGTAAATATGTCTTTGCTATAGTCTTCTTATCACCCTTTACACCTTTTAAAAATGTCTGTGTAGTTGTAGATTTTCTAGAAGGATCATAGTTAAGTCCATTCATTTCGAAGGACATTCTTGGTAAAGTAATCTGAACTGGTTTGTTTAGATCAGGTACTTGCTCCAATCTTGCTAAGAACTTTTGAGTAGGTCCATAAGCAAGAGGAACCTTAGTAGTACTAACAACAGAACCATCACTATTATCGTGCTGTATATTAACGTTATTAAAGATAGAACCAAAGGAAATAATGGTCCTCCTCATTATTTCGTGATAAAAATACTCAAACATTGTTACAATCCTAGTGTATTATTTAGGGCATCCCAAACGGGTTAGTTTCTGTAAAGTCTATAATATTGTCTCCTGCAGTCTGTATAGGAGTATTTTCAGCAAATCCATCATCAGCATTTGTAGCAGAAACTATCTGATATTCATAGGTTGCACCTGATGTGCTTCCAGTAATAACTTCCCCAACTGTAAATGCACCTGTGGTAATTGAAACATTAAGTTCCATAGTAGATGCATCCCAAGACTTAACTCTACCAGTAGCACTACTTGCAGCACCAGTAACAACTTCATTAAAGATGTAGTTACCTGAACCACCTGAGTATGGTGAAGTGATTGTTGCAGTAGGAGCAACAGTATATCCAGCACCAGCATTGGTGATTCCAATCTGAGTAACAATACCCACTGTATTACCACTACCAACATATGCAACTGCAGTTGCTGTTGTACCTGTACCAGGTGCTCCTGTGAAGGTGATTGTAGGAACTGTGGAGTATCCAGTACCTCCTGAGGTAATAGTGACTATTCCAATGGCTCCATCACTGATAGTGGCAGTAGCAGCAAAACCTGCTCCTCCACCACCTACTACCACTATACTTGGTGCTACTGTATATCCAGAACCTGGATTAATGATATCAATACGTTGTATCTTAGAAGACTTAACTCCATCATAATCAACTATATCATCAGTCATAGATGCTATACCAATAGCAGTGATTCCACCTGCAGGAGCAGATGAGATAGCAACTCTTGGAAGACTGGTATAATCTTCTCCTCTATTGGATATAGTAACAAAGGAGACTCCTCCATCAACTAATCCAGTTGCAAGTACTGCAGGGGTTCCTGATGCTACTAGAGTAAGTGTTTCAATATAACCTGCTTCTTCTAGGTTATCATCAATATCACCCACTCCAGTATCAACAACAGAATCCTCATATCTGTAAAGCTCACATCTGAGTTCAAATACATAATTCTTCTTTAACTGATAGAATGGTTTCTCATGCTCTACAAACTTAATCTCAAATAACCTATCTCCTAATGGGAAGTATATTAAATCTCCTTCTTTAGGTCTAGTTGCTAATTCTATGTTTGGTATATTCTTAATAAGTGGAGTAATATAATTTTCATACCTATCTCTTGATATAATAAGAGTTAAGTCATCCAATGCCTGAACGCCAAACTTGGATAGAAGAGAACCTTGCCCTTCATATCCATCAAAAGTATCTACATATGCTTCTAGTGGAATTGCTTCCTCAAACTTAGACTCAATAACCTCCTGTATTACAGTGGTCTTAGTCATATATCTTCTAGGGATATAATAAACTTCCACCCCATACATCTTAATCTGTTCATTGATTAAGCTTTGGACTAGATTCTGTTCTGTAGAAGACCCTTGTAGGAAATAAGGATTTAATGCCATTAGCCTATCATGTCAAGAGGAGGAAGTTCATAAGTATTAGACATATTCTCTCTAATTCTTTCTAATTCCTTTTCTGCTTGTTCATACATTTCCATACCATTTAATTCTATTCCACCAGGTAATTTAACTCCTTGGAACTTAGACATATTTTGTCCCCACTGCCTCTTAATAAGAGCAGTAGCATAAGGTTTTATGAATGAATCATTCCATACTCTAGGATAAGAAGAAGGATCTAGTAAAGTAAAGCAATCTATAACCAAATAATCCCCTACAGAAACACTTCCCCAATCAATATCCAAATATAACCTATCTTGTCTTTTATTAAATCTAATTTGTTTCTCTGTGGTTAATAGGAAATTAATATCTTCCAAATAAGTCTTAACCATAGCATATGAAAGAAGTTCAGTAGCACCCCAATAATAAATGTCATTTAAGAATAACTGATACTTCACACTGAACATATTGTTAGTAATAGTATTACTACCATCAAAATGGAATATCTTAGTGACTCCTATAACTTCTGGAGGGATGGGAAGATAATTGCTATTTTCAGTGTAACTAAATTGAGTAGTAACTCCAACTGTTGTATCTACTGTAGTAGTTGTTATACCTGCTCCAGTAGTTCCTCCTTGTCCTCTGTCTATATCTGCTTGAGTTATTGCATATTTTCTATAACTTTGATATACACCATCAAAATGCCTTTCTTGAAAGAACTGAACAGCATCATCTATAATATCTTCTATTTGCTCATCTGCGACATTAATTTCCAGCACAGGAGCACCTAACTGCCTTTTACAGTAATCTATTAATTCCCCACGTGTGCTTGGTTGAGCCATTTATCTACTTTACTAGTATAAGATTATTTAGGAAGGAGCAGAAGAGATACCTGCTATAACTAACACATCTCCTGATACTATCCTATAAACTGAAGAACCAGAACCAATTAAAACATCATATACATACCTTCCTTCTGATAAAGTTCTAGTAGCAGTAGAACCTAATGATAACCTAAACTCTCCACCTTTAGCACTAGTAAATCCAACTTCAAATGTTTTTATTGCATGTTGTGATGACCCAATTGCTACACTCTTTGCGAGTTGAGCAGAACCACTATATCCAGTAAAATCAAAAGCAGTTCCAGATGTGCCAACTACAGTATAGTCAGCATCCAAATCTGCTCCAGTATTAATGGTGAGATTGACACCATAGGCTACACCTGAACTGGGGTCGAAAGTAAGAGTGTTTTTAGCCATTAGATAGTGCTTTTAGTAAAGTTTTGATTTCATTAATATCATCCTTTAAGGATTTTAAATCATCCTCCATATTATCTATTCTATTTGTTCCTTGCTTTCTTTTAGCACGACGTTGTAGATAGTTATTGTATTCAGATGAATCTGTATTCAAAATAGCATTACTATTCTCATCTCTTAAGAGATTGTTATGTCCTTCAACTTTCATATTATGCAAGTGCAATAACTCTAAGATTTTTCACTCTAGGTGGTTGAGCTTGGTTAGTACCAGTACCCACCAATTTAATACTAAAGTATTTGAAAGTGGGAAGATTGTCTATAGTGAATTCATAATCTTTCCATACCACATCTTGTGAAGAATATGCTATAACATCAGTCTTAGGAAGTGCCTTATCTGGCAATCCACTGTTTTTAGCAGGATCTATAACTTGTCCAGAAGATAATAGATTTGTATATCCAGGGAAAGGTTGATATATTAATTCATCTTCAGGTCCTTCAGCAATAGCATACAATGCTCTAAGATCGCTTGTTACATTAATATGACCTTCCAGATGAATCTTAATTGAAGTTGCTCCATTCTCCAATGTAACTGGTGTAGAAGCATATACAAATGCATTAGGATCATCCTTTAATGTACTAACTCTATTATCAGTAATCCAGTCATCAATAGGATTATTGATTCTATTAGAAGTAAGAATAACTCCAATTCTATCTAAATCAACAATAGGAGAAACATAATAGCTTTGTCCATAGAAATTTAGACTCATAGTAAATGATCTATTACTTGGAAGATTGGGCAATAAAGTAGTTTCATTAACTCTAGAAGCAACCATTCTAGGTGTAGACATGAAATTATCACTTATTATACTAATATCTTCAAATCCTTGGTCTAGGAAAGGAACTTCTGATCCATCTACACTAGAAGCACTAATAGTTCTAATTTGACCAGTTACAGTAGATCCTCCAGGAGTTACATTTTGAACTATAGGAGTTACTATTTCAAATGGAACATTCTCAGTAGGAACAATATC